CTTGCGCCATAAAGAGCTGCGCTTTTTGATCCATTAACTGTGATAGTGTTGAATCTCTAGCAATAGATATTGCAAAAGTACCTGCAAGCATATGTTGAACAGCCAAAGTAAAGAAAGAAGGCCAGTTCTGTTCATCAGCGCGGTAAGTAAAGTCAGCAATAACAACATCTGTAGAAGATGAATTGGTGTAAGCCTTGTCGCCATAAATGTCATATTTAATGGGAACATCGTTTACTGTAAGCGCGTGAACTAAAAGTGTTTCAGATGGAAGTTGATATGCAGCTTCCCAACGACCAGTTGGCGCTGCCTCCAATCTGTTTAGTTGTTGTTGATTAGTAGCAAATCGCCAGCGTGTATTTGTTAAAGCTGCACGAACAATGTCTTCGTATACAGAGTCGGCTACAGAAGACTCTAAAGTACCGTCTGTAAAAGACTGAATCTCGTCGCCGCCAATCAAGACAGAAGCGCGAGAGCATACTTTGATAGGTGTGTTTGCTACATCAGGCATAAGTAAAGTTGGGGGCCGTAGCCCCCATCCCTATTAACGTGTGTCTGTCGCTGTGACAGTTGTACCATCAACAACGTCTACCGCAGATGCCGTAACGCTATTTGCGTACAGAATCTTAATTACAGGCGTACCGCCTGAAGCAGTAACAGCAAGGATAATGTCGTTTGTATTAAACATACCCGCTGAATCATTGAAGTAACCTGCCGCGTCAACAACAGTTGCAGCGTCAGTTGTAGTGTAATGCCACAATGAAACGCCAGAACCGCCAGATAGACGAGTTAGATTTGCTGGATTATAAGCCATAATCTAATCCCCTTAGTTGTTGTCTAGAACTTCGTAGACACCATCATCGTCGATGACTACAGCGCCCATTGACATCATTGATGTGGTTAGGTGTGATACCTTTTCTGGAACGTAGTTGACTTCAGTCTGTACGTCAGAGTTGATACCTAGACCAACAGCAGATGTGTGGTACGCAAAGTTCTTACCACCAGCTACAGCAGACGTTGAGAAAATCTTGAAGCCCAAGAACTCTTTCATTGTCATGCCGCCAGCAAACGGTAGGTTTTGTGGCCCAACATAGTCTGATGATGCAAACTCGTTGATTGCAAACAAGTCAGCAAAACCAGCAGGTGACATTGCAAGATAGCGTTGGCCATCTTCTGGAATGTCAGCTGTGCCGAATGTTTCAAACAAAGTTAGCAGGTCAGCTTTGACTAATGCGCCAGTTGCATCTGCAATTGCAGTTGAGTTTGCGCCAGCGTCCATAGCTGTTGTGATGATCTCGTCAGTCTTACGGCCTAGAGCAGCAGCAGCAGATTGTGCGACAGCTTGACGCTCGTTGATATTGACTTTCAACTCGTCTAGCTTGTCGATGTACTCTGGTGCATAGTAGTCAGCCATTGTGACTTCTACATTGGTATGCGCCAGCTCCATTGCTGTTACATTGCCGTTGCGTGATTTAGTGTTAGCTACGCCTTTGCCGATTACTTGGAATCGAGCTGTTGAACCAGTCACATTGGTTGTGCGGCATGTGTTCCGTAGCTTGGAACCCATACGTTGATACGCCATGTGAACTTCTGATTCAAACTGTTTGATAAAGGCTTGATCGATTGTATTAGCCATTTTTCAGTCCTAAATTGAAGTTTCGGGTTTCTACGGGTGTCCGCTTGACCACTTCAACTTGGGTATCCTTTCGGGCCAATCAGTGCATTACGGGCCGTGGTGACTTATCGTAAACACAATTTGCATCCAAATTGCAACGAATAAATTCAACATACTTGTTATAACCGCTTGTAATTGTGCCTATTGGCTCGAATCCAAGCCATAAAGCCCAGTTCAACATACCCTCATAATCAGCAAGTATTGTCATAGTCATATGGTCATTTGTTGCCGATAAGTAATTAACTAGCATCTTAGAGCCACGCGCTAAGACCATGTGGTTATTCATTGCCTCATTCATAAACAAAGCAAACATCTGTGGATAATCCTGATCCTCAGCATACCACAAACCACCAACAAACAATATTGGGCCACCTTCTTTACGAACAATGTAAGCCTCAGACGTTTCGTACATTTCACTAACCGCGACACGAATATCTGTATACCCAAGAAGTTTTATTTCACGTTTATTTTCTTGAGACATGTTTTCTGCAATTTCATCAAGGTGAAATGGCGAAAGGGGCGTCATGTAGAACGCCCCTCTTTTTAAAATCTTAGTCTCGGTAGAGTTGTTTAAATCCATCTTCCACCTGTTTTACAAAACTTGGGTCTTTCGTGTACCCGCTATATCGCGGGTCAAGCATCATTTGCTGTAACTCTGGAAGGGTTTTACCTGCTGTGGTTTCACCTGCACCACCAAAGTTACCATCTTTCATTTTTTCCATGATAACTTCTAAGGCAATAATCCCCTCATGGGATTCACACATACGCTCGATTGCTGGTAGTGCTTCATCAGGGAAGAACTTATTAGCAAAAGCTGAAGCCGCTTCAATGCGTGTATTTGCATTGTCGCCTAGTTGGCTTGCTTCATACTCTAAATCAGGCTCTGTTCCAGCAATTGCTTGAGCGTACATTTCAATGCCCTGCTCGAACTCTTCTTGGCTAAAGCCATTTTCAAAAGAGTGTTCAGACCACCATTTCAACAAATCATTGTCTACTGATTGCTCTGGGTCAATAGATTCTGGCAATGTGTAGTCATTGGCAGATTCAGGGCGATCCGCAAACGCTTCATTTTGAATCTCTTCAAGAATGGCATTACGAATGTCTTCGTCTTTTGATCCTAGTTTTTGAGAAAGTTCACTGTAAGACTTTGCTAAATCTTCTGGCGTTTTAAACTTTTCAGGCAACCATTCAGGGCGTTCCTGTGGTTGTGTTGATTCAACATCTTCCTGAGTTACAAAGTCACGACCATCAGCGGCTGCTACTTCTACTGCTGCTTCTTCACTCATTTATCTTTACTCCTATGTGCGTGTGCAATGCGCTGCTCGAGTATGGCGACAATATAAGATTGACCAGCGGCATGAAAAAGCTCATTTGCCTGAACATTCGGGCCGTGAGCTGTTTCAATGGTAATTGACCTAAGGTAACGCAAAACCTCTTTACCAGTAGGTGTTTCAAAGATTTGAGCTACATTCTTACTGATCTTAACGTCTTCTGCTGAAGACCTTTTAATCCCATCAATACCAATATTAACCTTGGCTACCAACGTCTGCTCCCTGCTGTTGCGCCATTTGCTGCATCATTGCAGTTATTTGTTTACGCTCTTCTTCATCACGAATCAAGCTATCTGGTACACCAAACTTTTTAGCCAGTTCTACAGAAGTCTGTTCTGGGTTAATTAGAATGGGCAACATTTGTGGGCCAAATGTCCCACCAACCAATTCTAAGAACCGTGCAATACGCGCAATATCCTCGTTTGCTTGGCCTTGCGCTAGCGGTGAAACCGAACGAATTTTGATCTCACGACCATTAACTGTAGGGATTTCAATGCGGCCTTGCTTTTTAAGAATATAAATGACTCGCTGTAGAACTGGCTGAACCAATTCTGTTTGCAACCGTCCGAAAGTCGCAGACATGCGCCGATTTAAGTCAGCCATTCTTTCCGCAATTTCTGTCGCTGATGCAGGAGTTTTATCGGGATCACCTAACATATCCATGTATAGATGCTTGCGTATTTCCATGCGCATTTCATTTAGCTGTAGTTGGCCTACGTCAAAACGACCCGCAGACTGAATGGGTTGAAGACCTGCGCTGCCCATAGCCTTTGGAATAACAGTCCCTGGCACAAGATTAATTGTGTCTAGGTTCATAACACCATCATCTTCAGCCTGATAAATGCCAGAGATAGCCATTTGAGCATTCTCTAAAATTAATTCAGTTGTAAGATTGGTAGTCTTAATTGCAGAAAGCGCAGTAACAATTGGGCCACGACCATAAACTTCGCTTGGCGCTGGAGACCAACGGAAACAAATAAACGGATTAGAACCCAAACCTTTAAGCTGCTTTTCATAAAGCAATGTTTCGGTGGTCATGCAGACTGCATAATGATAAAACGCTTCTTCATTGCGCTTAGAATAATCACGACAAACAATCTCGAGAACTGTTGTCTCACGATCTTTACCCATTTGATCCATAACTTTAGGGTCAAACGTAGAATCAGGGTAAAGAATACTCAGATCATCAAAGCGAATCTTTTTTCTCTCGCGGAAAACATGATCGATGTTGTTGTTGGGGCCAGCGTCTAAGATAACTCGAGGCAAAGGAACCGAGGTAAAAATGACTGGGTTGACTGAATCCCCCTCCT